ACCAGGTAATGTTGTTGAAAGAACAGAACAAGCAGCAGTAGATTATGAGAATGCAGTTAATAAGTCTATAAAGGAAGCTGCTAAGCAGCAACCAACATTAGAAGTTAAAGCAGGAATTCCTAAAGAAAGAAATCTATATAATGAATATGGCGACTTTAATCCTTATTATAAGGATGTTCCATTAGAAGATATAGCCACATATCAAGCAACACATGTTGATAAACCTTCTTTCATTTCTAAAGCTATTGCTGAAGGATTACTAGGTATTGGTAGAAAGACTGCTGGTCAATCTGTAGCACATAGAAACTGGAATGAAATAAATTATAAACCAGATTATAATGAAGATAAAGCCATAAATGAAATTATAAGAATGTATTCAAATGATTGGAAATATGGTAAACCAGCTAATTATAATGAACCTTTAATTAAAGCTGCATATGATAAATGGCTTAATGACCAATATATGAAAGGTAACTATGATGTGCTTTATAGAATGGGAGAAATATAGAGATGAGAAATTTCGATAGTTGGAACAGATACCTAGATAATAAAGGTAATCCTTTACATGGCTGTGTACAGTTCATGGTTAAAGATGGTAATACCATAGCACCAATTTATGATAGTGATGGAACAGCTCTTGTTAATCCACAAATTATAGACATTTATGGTAGAACTGAACATCAAGTATTTATTAATGAAGATGTGATTGCCTATTTCTACAATTATATTGGTGATGGTATTTGGAATACAGAACTTGATATAGATACTTCTGACCAAACCAAATGGGAACTTCAATATACTATTGAGAACCAATCTTCTACAAAGATTAGTATTGAAACAGATGCTGCTATTTGTGTTCCTACAGTTTCCGCATTGAGAAACTTAGATGTAGAACAAGTTCCTTCTATTGGTGGTGTAAAGATCATTACATTGCTTGGATATAATAGATTGGGTGATAAGGAACCAATTAACTATTATTGGGATGAACATGAAACTTCACCAGATGATGAAGGTTCAATTATTAAATCTGAAGCTTTGATTACTGGTAGATGGATAATGGTTCAACCAACAGAACATTGTGATACTAGACACTTTGGTATATTCCCTTCCAATTCTTATAATATGGATGACCAAACTTATAGAATAAACAAGGTAATAGATTATTGTAATAGTAAAGCAATTAGGCCTTTCTTTAATGGATCTGCAGAATACAGATGGTTCAGATATAATAATCTAAACATCAATATAGATTATATAGATGTAACAGATAATACACAGTTCTATGATACTGGTACTTCTACTATTACTGCTGAATGGAATGGTAATCCTCGTTTCTATAATGCTAATACTAATCTTGTATGTACAAATGTAAAGACATCTTGGAATGCTAATTCTTATACTTCATACAAGAATGTAATAATTGATGCTAATACAGCACAGAGAAATTGGCAGAATTGTCACATTGACATGAGATTAAATCCAGCAACAGGATTTAACTTTAATCATTGTACATTTACACCAAATCATAATCTAAGTACAGGTAATACATTTAATGATTGTCATTTGACAGCTTCTATGTTTATTACTTCTAACTCTTCACAATCACCTTCTTTCTCTGGTGCAGCTACAAACTGTACATTTGATTTAAGCGATTGGAGAGGCAATGAAATTGAGAAGTATTGTTATATTCAATTGAGAACAACTAATTGCTCTGATCCATGCTTTGATTATCAAGGATTATCTAGTACAAGTAATCCACTTGTAAATTATGGATCTTCTGTTATTGGTGCTGGTGTAGTTAAACTTATGAATTTCAATTATACTGGTACTAGTACAACTAATTTATCACCATTTGATAATTCAACCAATCTTGTAATTGAGAATTGTACAGGTAATTACAGTCTTGCTAATTGGAATAATCGTAAAGTAACGGTTAAAGATTGTGAATCTATTACTATTACTAATATATATTCAAATCTAGAACTTGAAATTATAAATTCTCATGTTACTATACTTCCAAATAGTATTATAAAGAAACTTACTATCACTAATTCCACAGTAAAGAAATCAACTTCTACTACAATGAATTGTACAAATGGATTTGAAGCCATAGGTTCTACTATAGATTTGAATGTAACTACTTCATTTATGAAGATCAAAGATTGTATAGTAGACTCTGGTGTATATACTATGGTTTATGATGATAGTTTATCTTCTAGATTGACTGTAGATAATAATGAATGGAGTGGTAGTCTTATTCTTTCCGGTAAGACTGGTGGAACTCATCATGCAAATAGAACATTTATTACAAATAACATTGGAAAGGTTGGTAGTCCAATAGCAATCAATCGTGGTAATTTAGCTTCAAATGAATCTTCTCATACTTATACTTATGAGAATAATAGAGGTACATTCTTACCACATTCTTCTACAACCTTTACAACAACTTTAAACTTTGGTACAAATCAAGAATCTGCTACAAAGACCGATGATTACATTTATTTCTATTCAACATATGCAGTATTCTTGACTGACACATTGTATCAAGCATCTAATCCTAATTTCATGCATGGTTTATCACATACTGTAAACTTCTTTAGAATTGGTACAGATGACTTCATTGTAAATGTTAGTTGGATAATTGGTACAACAACAACTGGTATTGAAACTCTTGCTTATCCTATTTCATTTAGAATGAAAGCTCATTATAATGGTAATAATAATTACAGATTAGTAACAACATATTACAATTATATACAAGGTGGTCCTGGTACTGATGCTACAATGGTATGTAATCTAGCTGGTTACCATGATTATTCTAGTTTATCATTTAATTCTGTTCCAGTTACTATAACCGTATCAAAGAATCCATAATACTAATTATTGAATAATTAAGAGGTTCAAATGGATAATATAATTGAACAAGTAAATGAATTTCTCACCAAATCTAATAGTAGATATGCTACAACAATACAAAGAGCAGTAGCCGATTTGAGTAGGTATTCTGGTAATTTCTGGGATGCAGATTATTCTTCTAGATACAATCGTAATAATCGTTATAATTTATCTTTGAATAACTGGAATCCAATGGTAAATGCCATTGCTTCACCAATTTCTAATAGTCCTTGGCACATTGAATTGGTAGATAAACACAATGGATTAGAACAGATCCAAGAAGCTATTGATGAAATAGAAAGTGATACTGATACCAAATCTGCAATGATTGATGCTTTCCGTAAAGCCGTATTGACTGGATATGGTTATCTTGTAGTCACAACTGTAGAAGATGAATTGACCGGTGAACCTAAAGTTGCTATTGAAACTGCAACTCATATTGATGCTATCGCTATTGACCCAAACTGTGTAAATGTAGATTGTAGTGATGCTGAAGAAGGTGCAGTTGTCAATTATATTTCTATTCGTAAAGCAAAGAGATTATATGGTGAAGATGTAGTTCCTTATAATTATCCAACAACAACTTGTATTATAGATTTCAATAAATTCCAGCAATGGAATCTTCCTAAAGACTCTGTAGCTGTTATTTCTTATTACACAAAGAACGATAATGGTAATGTAGATTTCTATAAGATCGTTGGTGATAAAGTTGTTCAACAAGCTGAACTTCCTATTAAATATATTCCAATTATCAGATTATCTGGTAATGAGATTTATGAAGATAATAATATAAATTATAATGGCATTGTTCAGCAAACATTAACTCTAGAACTTGGTGCAAATATAGCATATTCTACCTTGATTGAAAGATGTGGTAGAAGTCCTAAAGCAAACTATCTTATCCATGTTGATGCTATTGATGGTCTAGAGAAGAATATGGCTGCATGTAACCAAGATGATACAGTTGCAGTATTATGGAAAGGTGAACATGAACCTAAACCTTTGATTGAAGGATTTGAAACTGGTGACCTACAGAATACAATTTCTACTTGTAGAACTCTAATGGAAGATACATTGGGTATTCCATTGGCTGGTATTGTAGACCAGAAAGAAAGAACTGCAACAGAAATCCTTAGACAAGAGACTTCTAAGGAAAGTAATACAGCTAACTATTATAATAATGCTTATAAAGCAATGAGAACCTTAGGTAGAATTATTATTGAGCTGATTAATGGTGGTACAGATCTTAAATTTACACTAGAGAATGGTCCTTCTGTAATTACAAGAGAAATGAAGATTCGTCAAGAATTGTCTGCTCTTGGTACAATTATGCCAGATAATATGAAACCAATCATTGCTAAGTACTTTGCTGATACTTTGAAGAATGATTTGGGTGATGAATTGTCTAGGAACATTATTGCTAACTTACCACCAGATGTACAGTTTGTATCTGAAGCACAAGATCCAACTGCTATTCATCAAATGAAGCAATTACAGGGTCAATTTGATGAAGTAATGAGTGAACTTGAATTAACAAAGAAAGAGAATGAAGAATTAAGAACTCAATTAACTATGTCACAAGTAAATATAATGAATAATAGAGAGCAGAGAGAACTTGATTGGAATAAATTTACTGTGGCAGAACAAGATAAGATGCTCTTGGAAGGTGCTAAACTTGATGCACAAGCCGCTAAAGATGGAGATAATGCTAACTTGAAACAGCAAGAAATTAACATTAAAGCAGCTGAAGCAAATATAGACCAAGCCCAAAGAGAGACTGATGCTAAACTAGAAGGTTATCAAGAAGCACTAAATGATGTAGATGACATTATGAGGATGTAATATGGAACCTTATAATCCAGAGAAATCATGGCTTGAATTTAAGTTCAATAAAGAACAGGCTAAGGAACAGTTGAAACAAACTATTCCTGGTCTTCGTGCTTTGATGAATATATATGAGAATCCTGAAAGTAGTGCTCTTGAAACTTTAGATCTTGCAGCAGAAGACTTTGTTCCATTCTATGCAGCTACTAAATATGGTGCAGATCCTTCTGACTTTGCTAAAGAAGCTATGTTGCTTGGATTGATTGGACACCCAACTATTGCTTCCAAAGCTAAACGATCTGTAGTAAGAAATAAAGACAGAGAATACTATAATTCAAATCAGAACTTATATTATAAGGATAAAGATGGTAATTTACAAAGCATCAGTAAAGAATATGGGCCAGAACCAGATCTAGATAATGTAAGAAAGTATAATTCTTATAAAGATGTATTAGAAGACATGGCTTATACTGAAGAAGCTTTGAAAGAAGCTAGACCATTGGGTGAAAGAGGATCTGTTATAAATTCTGGATTAGAGGCATACAAAGCTATTGATGATTTCACACAAACTCATCCTTATATGAAAGTAGAATATGGTGGTGGGCATTCAAGTGATCCAGCTGTATTAGTATATAATCCAAATACTTTAAATTATGATGTTTATTATAAATTTGGCAATGATTGGAAATTACAAGATTGGAAATTGGATAAAGAATTTATAGATAAACAATGGTACAAGAACGATCCTATTGAAAGAGCAAATCTTGATGCAGCAAAGAAACAATTAATGCAAGATATAAAGTTATTTAATGTAAGATCAAATATAGAACCAGAGTTTCCAAGGATGGATTATGAGTATCCTTGGACTTGGGAATACGGAGATTAACAATGCTATTTAACATTCTAACAGGTGCTGGTTTATCTAATAATGTGCTTAAATCTGGTGACAGACAAGCTACATATAGACAGACACCAGCAGAACATGAAGAATTGCTGGATGAAAGAAATCTTCCAGGTTATCAAGAAGCAATGATGCTTCAAGGTCCAGCTAAGTTAATGGCTATTCAACAATTAAGAGCACAAGCTGCTTTGAGAGAAGCCGAATACCCAAAGTATTGGGATGATAGGTATCCTCGTAGAGATATATCTCAATCTTCGTCTTGGGTTGGTGATATAAACTATGACCCATATACACAAGCAATGCAAGTACAACTTGGTAATAAAGTTTATAGTTATCCAAAGACAC